GTTATCTACAGAGTTTGAACAACTAAATGCCAGACTTGCTGATAAGTCAGCCAAGATGGAAGCAACTGAGTGGAACATTTGGAAACTGTTTTGGAAGTGGTCAAATATGATGCCAGATGCTGATTTTAATATTGAGTATACTAAAACATTTGACTTACGTGATGAACACGCAGACTTGAAACTGTTAAACGAAGCATTACAGATTCCAGTAAATTCAGAAACGTATGTTAAAGAACTACACAAACAAATCGCTAAGATTGTTATTTCAGATGGTGATAAGTTAGATGATATTATGAGAGAGATTGAAGAGGAGACACCAATCCAAACTGATATGCCACATCCAACTGTTACACCAGAAACAAAGATACCTCACATTCAAGCAATGATTGAAGAAGGTCTAACAGATGCAGAAATGTTAGAGTTGCATCCTGAACTAACACAAAATGATATTGACTTAGCCAAGGGAGGTAATAACGATGCCGTATCACAGTAAAGGTAAGAAGAAGAAAAAGAAATCATCATCTAGTTCATACGGTGGATCAAAAAGATCCTATGGTATGAAAAGGGGTAAAAAGAAATGAAGATAGTTAAAGGTTTATATCACGATGCTGAAGATAATGTGATTGGCTCCCATAAGTTTATGGTTGATGCAGATGACAAAGCAATCGATGAGAAAGAAATTCACGACAATGCACCAGAAGGTTGGAAGTGTTGTTGTTGGAACAACGAGACTATTTTAGCAAAGACTAAAAAGTCAAAAGCAAAAGAGAAAGAGATTATCGAAGAAGTTGACGAATCAGTCGATTTTGACGATGAATAAATAAACAAGAAAGGATTACAACTATGACCGAACAGAGTGTAACTTCGGGCGAGGATCTAAACGATGTAGATACTGGTGCTACTCCTCAAACTAATGACCAGGATGAGCGTAACTTCTCACAGAAAGATGTGGACAAAATTGTTCAAGCAAGATTAGAAAAGTATAAAAAACGTTTTGCTGATTTTGATTTGAATGAATATAAGTCACTGAAAGCGGCTGAAGAAGAACGTGAAATAGAGGCGATGAAAAAGCGTGAAGAATTTGACGATATACTTAAGTCACAAAAAGACAAGTATACTAGTGAGATTACAACGCTCCGTTCAGAATTGACCAGCCTAAAAGTTGATGGAACATTGTTAGATGTTGCGGCAAAACGAAATGCTGTATCACCAGAACAAGTTGCTCAACTAGTAAAAAGTAGAGTTGGTCTTGATGAAACAGGTCGTCCAGTCGTATTCTCGACTTCAGGCGAAGTTGAATACGATCCTGAAACAGCAGAACCTCGCACTATAGAGAGTTATGTAAATGAGTGGTTAGACAAGAACCCTCACTTTATTCGTAGTTCTCCAGGTGGGGTGGTATCTAATGGATCAGCAGGATCAGTAAAGACTGGCCCGGTTGATTTAAGTTCATTAGACTTAACTAAACACGCCGACAGAGAAAAGTATAAACAACTTAAGGCTGAAGGCAAATTATAATAGAGGAGACCAGAAATGGCACAAGAAAGTTCAGCAACTGACCAATTTATGTCAGGACTAAACTCGGACGGTTTAATCGTTCCGGTAAAAGCGGCGACTATATTCGCGGCACACGAGGCATCTCAGTTTCTTTCAGGAGCAATCATTCCTGTAGTTAATGCACCAAATGGTGTTCTACAAGTTCCTGAGTTAACATCAGTAGATGCAACCAAAGTATCATCAGAAGCAGATCCAGGAGTTGACGTAACAGTAACTACTCCAGGCGGCACAAAAAACACAATCGTAGCAAATCTATATGCGGCAAGAACTGTCCTAAGAGATTTAGGTGCGATTGATCCAACAGAAGTTGGTCGTGTTCTTGGTAACGCTGTTGCTAAGAAATTTGACTTAGATGTTATGGCGGCAATGGTAAATATGCCACAACAAGAAAACGCAGAATCAAGCGGCGACTTAACAGTCAAAGAATTGATGAAAGCAGTTGGTAACATCCGTGCAAACGGTGAAACTGGCAAACTATACGCAGTAGTAAATGCGGCTGTATACAGTGAATTAATGAATGACATTGGTTCATCTGCATTCGCTGGATCACAACTACAAAACGGCGTATATGCAAATGGGTTCTTAGGAAACATCGCAGGCGTTGACTGCTACGTTTCTTCATACCTAAACGACACAAACATTGGTTTGTCTTCTAAGAATGCTCAAGCGGCTGTTTTCTCAGCAGATGCATTCAGAATTGCTATGCAGAAGAATGTTGATGTAGAATCAGCACGTAGACCAGAAGCAGTAGGAACAGACATCGTTGCGTCTTTACACGCGGCTGTGGCTGATATCGATACTGCTACTCGTGGAACTATGATTATCAATGCGAGTTAATTCGTAATAATATTTTTAATTAGGAGAGCATTATGACGGCATATGCAACAGATGAAGACTTAGTAAAGTTTATACCAGATATATTTGACCACGGCGTTGATAGTTTCAATGAGGAAATGACACGTTCTACTGGCGATGTCCAAAGACGTATCAAGTCTGATTGGTGGATGATTCAAAATGATCCAAACTTATTTGATGCTACAAAGTTAAAAGCATCTGAGTGGAAACGAACTACAGTGTATCACGCACTTGCATATTACATAATGCCTCGACTATCTAACTTTAGTGAAGATGATACGTTCCAGAGACAAATGACATTCTATAAGGAAAAATATCAGGAAGAGTTTGATGCTCAAATGAAGTCTGGTATATCTTATGATGACGACGGATCTGGAACGTATACAAACGATGAAGTTGAATTTATTGATACAGCGAGGTTATATAGATAATGGCATCTAGTAAACGAAAAGTTATACTTGACGATATCGTTACTAAGTTAAAGTCTATTACTAGTCCTCGCATTGGTAAAGTCAGCGAGAAGCCGGCAGAGTTTGCAAGATTGGCAAGAACTGCTTTTCCGTTCATTCAAGTTACTATAACAAATGAAACTAAAGAAGATATTGCTATGAATAGTTGGCGTCTAGCCACTATGGATATCGATATCACAGTTCATTTAGAAGGTAAATCGAAAACAGAAAAGACAGAAGAACAACTTGCAGATATCATTGAGGCAATCGAAGAAAAACTAGAAGCAGATAGAACTCGAGGCGGGCCAGAAAATGCTCAAATAACAGAAGTATTACAAGTCGGGGATATAGAAGTTTCTTCTTATCCTACAATAAACCAAACTATTGGCGTAGGTGTTCAATACACTTACAGTCAAGGTAACACTTAAAAAGGAGACATACTATGTCAAGTCAAATATTTTCAGGCTCACAAGGTATTGTTTATATTGGTTCGGACGCAGTAGCAAGTATTCGTAGTTTCTCTCTAGAGGAAACTCAAGAGACTATTGACGCAACTACTATGTCAACAACTGGTGCAAACGCATTCAGAACTAATAAGCCTACATTCAAAAGTTGGTCAGGCACAGTTGATGTGTTCTGGACAGTAACACCAGCAGGAACAAATACTGATGGTGGTGCCGCATCTGCACAATCAGAGTTCGGTGCATCTACACGTCCTGGAACTACAGAAGCAACTTTCCACTTTTGGCCATCAGGCGACAATTCCAATGAATTAGGGTATTTTGGTAATGGTATCATTACTTCAAGAACTATTTCAACGTCTGTTGATGGTATGGTTGAGGCAAGTTTTTCCGTAATCGGAACTACTGCTTTAGCAACTGAAAACGGATCATAATAATGATTAGAACTCGTGTCGGCGGAATAAGAACTGGTGATTCAGACTTCATTGAGAAGAAGTGCAAACAAGCCATAGATAATTTTATGGCAGATGCATTTGATATCGTCAAGGAAAAAACTCCGTTCGACACGGGTCGAGCAAGACGCGGATGGCGTAAAAAGAATAAGGGACGAAAACTTGAGAATAGGGTTCCATATATCGTAAGATTAAATGAAGGGTGGTCAAAAGATTCACCAGACGGTATAGCCGAACCAGCAATAGAGAAACTAAACACAAACTTCAAGAAAGGTGAATACACAAAATGAATAATAAAGATTTAATGAGCAACATTCGTAGACACTATGCGGAAACAGTCTCAGGCGAAATGAAAGAAATAGAAGTTCCAGAATGGGACACTACATTCTATTACAAAAGAGGAACTAACTTTCAACAAGAAGCGAAAGTTATGGAACTACAAAATGCTGGTAAAACAGCAGAAGCACTAGTTCAAGTGTTAGTAAATAGATTAATGGATGCAGATGGTAAGCGTATCTTCAATGAACACAACAAACAAGAGTTGATGAAGAATGCTG